TTTAAAAGTTTAACAGGTACTTCTCCTCAATGGGGTAATAATAATATTGATATGACTCAAGTTAATATTGAGTATATTATTGATAATAATAATAATCTTACAAAACCTATTAATGATACAGATAATATAAATTTAAATACAATTCGTCAAACATTTCAAGAATCAACACCTTCAATAAATGATAGAATACATAATCAATCTAATGCTACTATTTTCTTAAATAATGTTGAAGTATCTGGTTATGATTTATCAACATTAAATGGTCAATGGCCTCTTTATAAAAGTGGTTATAGAATTGAACCTATTTTATATACTCAAACTGCTAGTTATGATGCTAATGGTAATATAACAGGATTTGGATACGCAACAACAATGTCATTTGTTCAAGGAGAGCAAAATGCTGATGTAACTAAATTTAATTATATGATGTGGGCTAATGGTACAAATGATATCTTCACCCCAGGAATGGCTTTACCCGCAGGTCTTCATTTTTCACCACCTACATTTATAGGAGAATCTGGTAGTTTTACTAACACTACTTACCCAATTTACACTGGTAGTGTTTATAATCCTACAGGATCATTAGCCCAATTATCAAGTTCAGGATATATTTTAGATTTTCATATTAGATTATCATCAGAAGATATTGTTACTACTATAATTAATTATGCTTTACAAAAATCAATAAATAATGGAGCTACTTGGACTAATTTAACAACAATTCAAATTGATTATTATAGTCAAGGTAATACTATTGATAATTATATGTTTTATCAAGAACGTAATGCGACAACTTCTTCATTATATAGAGTAGCCGCTATTGATATTGGACCAAGTTTTTATACAAATCCAAGAGGTCAAGTAACTCAATATTATTCACCTTCCCCAGTAACTTTAACTAATAACTCATATTTTTGGGTATCTCAATATCCTACTCCAAATACTGGTCTTTGTAAAGCACCATTTTGGACAACAGGTTCATCAGCTAATATATTATTAGCAAGTACAGCATCTGAAGGTTTAAATATTTATAGAAATCAAAAACAAAAAGATATAAGTGAAAGTGGATTTAAACCTATTAATTTAGATTTTGAACCTCAAGCATATGATGAGATTAGATTTGGAGGATTAGAACAATTATCCTTTGTTATTACTAGTGTTACTTCATCTGCTAATAATCAAATGATAATTAATTTAGATCAAGAAATACCAAACGGTGTTAATTTAGATTATTTCTTATTAAGACGATATGTTGATGATCCATCAAGTATTTTACTTAATGTAAATTATCCAATACCAGATAATAGTGGTAGTTCTAATAGTACAGGTAATGGTATTTTAAAACCACAATATGTTACTAAAGAAGTAAACACAATAATTCAAAATACACTAACTCAAAATTTAATATAAAATTAAACTTGTATATATTTATAACAAAAATAATAACCAATGGGATATTTAAATAATACTATAGTAACAGTTGACGCAATATTAACAACAACAGGTCGTCAGTTACTAGCTCAAAACGACGGAACGTTTAGAATCACACAATTTGCTTTAGCTGATGATGAAATTGATTATACTTTATATAATCCAAACAATCCATCAGGCTCAGCTTATTATGGTCAAGCAATTGAAAACATGCCTTTATTAGAGGCATTTGCTGAAACAACTCAAACTATGAAATATAAGTTAGTAACTTTACCTCGTGGTACAGCTAGATTACCTATATTATCAGTACCTCCTTCAATTAGTTTAAAACAAGGTGCTTCACAAGCAATTTCACCTCAAACATTAAATTATTTAGGAGCTAATTCAGTTGAACCATCAGGATATACATTTACAATTTCTGATGTTAGATTAATGAGTACATTTGAAGGTGTAGGTGTTAATACACCAGCAACAACAGCTTTAAATGCATCTAATTCAACTACAACATTAGGTACAACAGTATCTCAAACAGTAGTAGGAACTGTACTTAATTTAAGAGCTACAACAGTAAATACATTGTTCCAAACTTATACTCAATTACAAGCTACATTAACAATAGTAGGTAGAGATAGCGGAGCAAGACAAACAATTCCAGTAACAGTAACTAAAGTATCTTAATATATAACATATGTCTTTTAATAGATTAGACCCATCAGATTTTGTAGTAAGTTCAGATTCAATAACAGCAACGTTATGGACTGGAGCTGTACCTACATTAACCTCTTTTTTCACATCATCAGTTCAAGAAGCTGGTTCAAGTGGTGATTATTATTTAAATGTTTTCCAAGCAGATCCAATTACATCAACTACAGCTTCAATTCAATTTGCTATAGCTTATGGTAACTCAGCAGGAAGTGGAAGTACATTATATAACTCAGCAGTAGCTGGATTATCACCTACTTCTACTATTTACGGTCAATATCAGAATATAGTATTAGGAGATGAAAATACAAATTTTGTATTTGGAGCATTTACTTCTTCACAATTTTGGGCTATATCATTTGAAAGAGCAAGATATAAACAATCATTATTTCCTGGTTCTTTAACATTAGAATTATCAGGTAGTTTAGGTGTTATTTCTTTAACTGATAATAGTAATTATGTTGTATCTCAAACATTTACTGAAGCTGGTAGAGTATTTCAATTAATTTCTGGTTCAGCTGGTATCAAAACAACTACAACAACAACAACAACTGATGGATATAGTTTAAATTCAGGTTCATATGGTTGGTTATTACCAGATATTGGAACTATTTTATTAAATCCTTTTGCTTTAAGTGGATCATTAGCTTCAGGTGGTATTGGATTAAATTATAGTGCATCATCAAATTCTAGTGGATTTAATAATCAAAGATTATATAGAGCTATAAGTGGTTCAACAGCTGCTACATTTACAATTAATTCTCAAGAAACAATTACTTCAGATTTTATATTTGTAAGGCCTAGAAGCTCAGAATTTAACTACTCAGAAAATCCATCATTTATTTCAGGTTCAACAGGTGAAGTATTATATCCTTCATTTATTAATAATCCACAAACTTATATTACAACTATTGGTTTATACAATGATACCAATGAATTATTAGCGGTAGCAAAATTATCTAGACCATTATTAAAAGACTTTACAAAAGAAGCTCTTATTAGAGTAAAATTAGATTTCTAATGAATGGGCGCTTACAAACAATTTTTAGCATCTGATATCGTAGTAACTCCCTTCGAAGTAAATAAAGCATTCTACTTTGAAGGGACAACTTCATTAACTGCTTCTGGTGTTGGAATTGATAGATTTTTAGGTACAAATGTAACTGGAGCTTTTAATCCAACTACAGATCCTACTACAGGTCAAGTATCAACTCAATATCAACGTTTAATTTATAATTCAATTCAAGAATTATATTACTCAAATTACTTAAGTTCAAGTTATGGTGATAATGTAGCTACAGCTAGTTTAATTCCTGGAGCAGACACAGCAGGAGATAGATATGTAGGTCTTACTCAAACACCTAACTATTTCAATTATTTACAAACTACTTTATCATATCCAAAATATTTTCCTACAGCGTCTGAAGATATTATTGGTGTTATATCTATTCCATCTCGTTTATTTGGAGATTATATTCAACCAAATTCATTTATATTTATCGCTCCTAGTGTCAGTTTAAGAGATGATGGTGAAGGTAATATATTAGATGAAACAAATGCTATTGTAGGAAATATATTTTACTATCATGGTTTAATTACAATAGTATCAGAACAAGCTGCTGGTTATGGTTTTGTAACTTATGGTGCTGCTATTTATGGTGGAACAGCAGGTGATAATGATTCTATACTTAATTATATAACAGCTTCTAATATAACTTGTTCATTCTCTAGTTCATATAAAATATATGAAACACAATATAAGTGTACACTTAGAGAAAATGAATTTAATTTTTCACAAAATCCAAGTTTATCTTCAGGTAGTACATCAATATCAAGTTCAATGGGTATTTTCTTTACCCCAGGACAATATTTAACAGATAATGTAACAGGTTCTTATTTTTCACCCTATGTAACAACAGTAGGTTTATATGATGAATATCAAAACTTATTAGCAGTAGGAAAACTATCCCAACCCTTACCTGTATCACCTACTACAGATACAACAATATTAATTAATTTAGACAGATAATGTTAACATTACCAACTTGGGTTTACAATAGTAAACCCATCACTGACCTCAATGATTTCCCTAAAGATACCTTCGGATTTATTTATATTGTTAAAAACAATGATACTAATAAATCATATATAGGTAAAAAAGTATTATACCATAATAAAAAAGTAAAATTAGGTAAAAAAGAAATAGCCGAACTAACTGGTGTTGGCCGCAAACCAACTACTAAAATAGTAACTAAAGAATCTGATTGGGAAACATATTACGGTTCTAATAAAGAAATAATGCAATTAATTAAAGATGGTAAACAAGATTTATTTACTCGTACTATAATTAAATTAGCACCTAATAAAAAATTACTAACTTACTACGAAACACAAGCCTTATTTACATATAAAGTATTAGAACATCCAGAATCATTCTATAATGATAATATATTAGGTAAGTTCTTTACTAAGGACTTTACATTATAGTTTGGCTTTTTAACATATCTTACGTATAATATGAGGTATGGTAAATCAACTACTTGTAAATTTAGTAAATTCAGTTTTAGGCATTAGTAAATCTACATCAAAAGGCAACTACGCATATCATTGTCCTTTTTGTAATCACCATAAACCTAAGTTAGAAATCAATTTTACTGAATCAGATAAAAGTGAAAATCCATGGCATTGTTGGAGTTGTAATAAAAAAGGTAAATCATTAATTAATCTATTTAAAGCAATACAAGCTGATCCTGATAAGTTAGCAGAACTAAAACCATTAGTTAAATACACATCAGGTGAAAAAATAGTACAAACTACAACTATTTTAAAATTACCTCAAGAATTTAAACCATTAGTTAATATATCTGATAGTAATATCATAGGTAAACATGCTTTAAATTATATTAAAAAACGAGGTATAACAGAAGACGATATATTAAAATATAATATAGGTTATTGTGAGGGTGGTAAATTTAATAAAATGATTATTTTACCATCATATGATGCTACAGGTAAATTAAATTATTTTACTGCTCGTAACTTTGATAAAACATCAAGTCTTAAATATAAGAATCCAGATGTATCACGTAACGTTATACCATTCGAACTGTTTATAAACTGGAATACACCGATTATACTGTGCGAAGGAATGTTTGACGCCATTGCTATTAAACGAAATGTTATACCGTTATTAGGCAAGAATATACAGTCTATGTTGATGTTAAAGCTAGTAGCATCATCTGTTAAGAAAATTTACGTAGCTTTAGATAGAGACGCATTAAGAGAAGCATTACAATTTTGTGAACAATTAATAAATGAAGGCAAAGAAGTATATTTAGTAGATTTAGATGGTAAAGATCCAAGTGAATTAGGATTTAGACATTTTACTGAATTGATACAGAACACCTATCCCCTAACTTTCTCAGGTTTACTTGAGAAAAAACTATATCTATTATGATAAATAAAAACATCAAGCATTCTTACAACAGAATTCTAGAAATTTCTGAAGATCACAAACAAATCACATTACCCGATTCCAGATATTATAGACGCAATACCAATTACTACCCATCAGTAACATATGTTTTAAGTATGTATCCAAAAGGTAAATTTTTTGAAGACTGGTTAAAAAAAGTAGGTTACGCTTCAGAGTATATTGTTAAAAAAGCCGCTGAAGAAGGTACACAAACACATGAAATGATTGAGGAGTACTTAGAAGGTAAAGAAATGAATTTCCTTAGTCCCGCTGGTTACCCACAATATAATCCTGATGTATGGCAAATGTTTTTACGTTTTGTTGATTTTTGGGAAACTTATAATCCTAAATTAATTGAATCTGAAGTACATTTATTTTCAGATGAATTAAAAGTAGCAGGTACTTGCGATATGTTATGTGAGATTGATGAAAAATTATGGTTAATTGATTATAAAACATCTAACCATGTTCAAACTACTTATGAACTACAAACAGCAGTTTATGGCCAATGTTATAAAGAATGTTATGGTAAGGAAGTTGATAACTTTGGTATATTATGGTTAAAATCAACTAAACGTAAACCAGCTAAAGATAAAATGCAAGGTAAAGGTTGGGAAATGGTATTACCAACTCGTACACAAGAAGAAAATTTAGATATATTCAGAACTGTGCGACGTTTATTTGACCTTGAACATCCTAACGATGCTCCTATATTTACTGAATTTAAGACTACAGTAAAGAGAGAACTGTAATATTTATATCAAACGTATATTTATGATTTCTCTAGTTCAATTATTAACAGAAGCAACATCTGCACCCAAAGCTATATTTTTAGCAGGTCCCGCTGGCTCTGGTAAATCATATATATCAAAACAATTAATACCTCCTTCATTTAATGTCATTAATATTGACGATTCTTATGAAGAATTATTAAAAGCATCAGGTATGGGTATGTCTCAAAAAGATTTTGGTCCTGAAGAATTATCTCAGGCTGCTAAATTAATGGGACAAGCACAAAAAATCACTAGAGAAAAATATGCTGAGTTAACTAAAGATCTAAAAGATGTAGTAGTTGATGGTACAGGAGGTGCAAGTAAGCCATTACTTAAGAAAAAAGCAGAACTTGAAGCGTTAGGGTATGATACATTAATGTTAGCATTATATGTTTCGCCTATTACTTCATTAGAACGCAATTTACAACGTGATAGAAACTTGTTACCATCTATTGTAGTAAGAACATGGCGTGATTATACTAAAAATATAGAGGAATATAAAGCCGCATTTGGTGATAATTTTATATTAATTAATAATGATCCTGAAGATGCTGAAAAGGAATACAATCCTGAAGAAATTAAAAAACGTTTCTTTGATACCACTAAATCAGTAGGCAAACCTAAATCACCAGAGGAAATAGCTAAATCAGCTAGAGAAAAAGAACAATTAAACCAAGATATAAAAGATTTACTTTCTGTAGATCGTAGTTTTGATACATTAGATCAAGCAAAACAAAAAATAAACCAATTCATATAACATGAAAAAACTAATTGACCTTTTAAGAGAAAATTTAGAAGAAGAAACAATGGAAGTAAAAGAAGCCATTACTAAAAACTACGATGTAGTTGATGAAGTAGGTAAATTCTTTGTTGTATCTAAACCAGGTACTAAATCTACAAAAGAAGAAATAATGTTTGAAGCCGATCCTTTTTCATTAGCTGAAAGAGTTAAAAATGGTTTAACATACGAAAACATTATGGGTATGTACAAAAATAAATCAGATGCTAGTAGAACAGCAACTGAAGCTTTAAAAGCACGTGATATGCAAATTGATGAGTTAAAATCATCAATGGATGAATTTAGAACATCTAAAAAAGATATTGACGAGAAAAAAGCTAAAGCTAAAGAATTAATTCAAAGATTAAAGCAATAATTAATGAGTTCATTAGGTAAATTTTTAGCTGATTCTCTTTTAGAAGTAGAAGAACAAAAGAAAACAGTGGCTATTTATGGAGGTGGTTTTAAACCGCCTCACAAGGGTCACTTTGAAGTTGTTGAAACAGCACTAGAAAAATACCCACAAATAGATGAATTTATTATTTATGTTGGTTCTGGAACAAGAGATGGAATTGCTCAAGCTGAATCACTTTTAGTTTGGGATATCTATAAAAAATACTTACCTTTAAAAGTAAAAGTAGAACCAACTAACTCACCAATTACAGCTATCTATGATTATATTAAAAATCATCAAGACGAAAATGTAATATGGGTTATTGGAGCTAGAGAAGGTAAAGATGATGATTTTGTAGATATGGCTTCAAGAACAAAAGGTATAGGCAAGTATGAAAATGTTGAGTTAGCTCCTATAGTTACTCAATTA